CATTTTTGTGTGTACATGATATGCAAAAACCCTAACATTCGTGTAATGTGGGTAGGAGGAAACGAGGATATTGCCAAGAACGCAGTTGGTGCGGTACTTGACCACTTAGAAAACAATGAAGGACTTATACAAGACTATGGAGACTGGGACGGATTTAGACCTGCTAATCGGAGTGGAAAAAGCTGGTCGTCCAGTCAATTTACTGTTGCAACTAGAACAGTCTCTGGTATTAAGTCGCCAACTCTTGTCGCTATTGGAAAAGGAGGTAAAATCCTTTCCAGAGACGCAGACCTTATTATCGCAGACGATATCGAAGATCATGGAAGTACTGTCCAACCAAGTGCTAGAGAAAGTACAAGAAACTGGTGGACCACAACATTACAGTCACGAAAAGAGGAACATACAGGAATGGTCGTCATTGGATCAAGACAACACCCAGACGATCTTTACCACCATCTTTTAAATAATCAAGCATGGGAAAGCATTGTAGAACGTGCGCATGATTTAGAAATACCATTAGAAGATGAAACTTTAGACCATACACCACATTTGTTATGGGCAGGTAAACGAAGCCATAAATGGTTACTAGAACAATTACACGCAGCAGAGACTACTGGTGGTAGAGCTATCTTTGAAATGGTTTATTTAAATAAAGCAATACCAGATGGTATGGCATTGTTTACAGCAGAGATGATAGATAACTGTTTAGATAAATCACGTAACTTAGGTGACGTTCCACCACATACAACATTAATTGCAGGACTTGATCCAGCTAGTACTGGATACCAGGCAGCAGTGCTTTGGGCATATAACATTAAGACACAACAAGTATGGTTAGTAGATGTGAAAAACGACCAAGGTGGTGGTATACAAAAAGCACATAATTTAATGAAAGAATGGTATGACAAGTATTGGTTAAGTCACTGGGTTGTGGAGGAGAATGGTTTTCAACGTGCTATAGGTCAAGATAAAGATATTAGAAATTGGGCAGCACAAAACGGTGTACGTATAGAAGGACATCAAACATATAAGAATAAATGGGATCCAACATTTGGTGTTACCAGCATGGTAGGACAGTATGAAACTGGCAAAATAAATTTACCTTGGGGTGACGCAAAAACTAAAAATAAAATAGGTATATTTAGACAACAGTTGTTATACTTTAGTCAAGCAGGTGCTAGCAATAGTCGCAATGTAAAAACAAAAACAGACTTGGTTATGGCAAGTTGGTTTCCAATGAAACGTATACGTACCAATGTAAAAATGATGTTAGCGCAAGTACAGAACGACTATACTCCTAGTTATGCAGATTTTCAAAAAACAGAGTTTAATGAGGTGCCTTGGTAATGGTTTATAATCCAGACGAATTATTAGTAAAAGTAGACGACTTAAAAGGTATGCACGAATATAGTGGTCACTATACCTATAGACATAGAGTAAGAAATATTTTAAATGGCGGTCCTAATGGTGTAGCAGCATTGTTAGGTGAGAATGGTAAAAACTATGATGAGGATTTACCAATTCCTAATATGATACATTCTGGTTTAGAACACTTAGCACAGAAGCTAGGACGTATGCCAGATATCAAAGTCGATCCTTATGACAACCGAGATAGTGAACGTGCAAAGACTAAAGCAGAAAAACTAGAACGTATTGTTAATAGTTATGACATGGAAGCTAAAATGGAAAAACAACTTCCACAGGCAGCACGTTGGTTGCCAGGTTATGGTTTTTGTGTATGGGTAGTTCGACAAAAAATGGGACCAGACGGAAACATGTATCCTCATGCAGAACTTCGTGATCCGTATGATTGTTATCCAGGATATTACGGACCAGACCAAGATCCAAAAGAGTTAGGCATTATACGTTTAGTACCTAATGCAGTTATTAAATCTATGTATCCAGAAGCTAAAGTTCCTATTGATGAGAGTTCACAATTTCCTTCAGGGTACAGCAAATTTAAATATACAGACCAATTCCAAAGAAGTTGGGAGAACCATTTAGGTGACGGTTCTGAATTAGTAGAGTTTTATAATGAAGAAGGTACATACATCTTCTTACCAGATCAAAAACAAATATTAGATTTTATTCCTAATCCATTAAAGTCTGGACCTAGATTTGTTATTGCTAAGAGATTTAGCTTTGACAGATTACAAGGACAGTATGACCATGTATTAGGTTTAATGGCAGCTATGGCAAAGATAAACGTTTTATCTATTATTGCTATGGAAGATAGTGTATTTACGGAAACAAACATTATTGGTGAGTTAGAAAGCGGTAACTACAAGCGTGGAAGATTTGCAGTAAACTATTTAACACCAGGTTCCCAAGTAGCTAAACCACCAAATAATATTCCGTATCAGCTATTTCAACAAATAGATAGAGTAGAACGACAATTACGACTAGGTGCAAGTTACCCTGTATCAGATGACGCAATATCTCCCAATAGTTTTGTTACTGGTAGAGGTTTGCAAGAGTTATTGTCATCAGTTGATTTAAACGTAAAAGAATATCAGTTATCACTAAAAGACGCTTTACAAGAACTAGATATGAAACGTTTAGAAATGGACGAAGTTCTCAACGGTAAAAAATCTAAACCATTAGCTGGTTATTTTAAAGGAACTGCATACGCAGAAAATTATTCACCAGAACGAGATATATCTGGAATGTATAGAACAAGACGTGTGTATGGAGTTATGGCAGGATTTGATGAACCAACCAAGATTGTCTCTGGTTTACAGTTATTACAAGCAGGCATAATTGACAAAGAGACTTTGCAAGAAAACATGGACGGTTTGGAAAACGTACAAAAGATTAACAATAGAATATTAAAAGATGAAGCAGAACGTACTTTATTTGAAACATTAAAGGTACAAGCAAGTCAAGGAGATCCTAAAGCAACTATGGCACTTGTGCAAATATACAAAGATCCAGATGGCATGCAAGCAATCTTAGATAAATTTTATACAGCAGAAGAACCAGAAGTACCAGAAGGTGAAGCAGCAATGTTAGAACAAATGATGGGTGGCGGTCAAGCTATACCACAAGGTCCAGCACCAGATATACGTTCATTACTATTAGGCGGTATTCAACAATGAACGAAAGAGATAAATTAAATTATCAATTTGCTGATATATGCAATACAGTACTGTTTGATGTATGGCAGAAAACAACAGAAGAAATAGAAGATTATGAATTGTATGGTAATGAAGAAGAACCAACAGTATCAGGATTTCCACAAGGAATGATAGTACAATACATACCTAATGGACTAATAATAATGTTTGGTCCACAAGAAGATATAGGAGATATAAATGGCGAATGGTAGTAGCAGAGATAGAGGAAGAAGGGTAAAGAAAAATACTGCACCTGCAAGACCAGCAGCAGTAAGTGGTCCTGGAAGTTTAAGCAGAAGAACAGATAGTGTTGCACCTAGCATAGAAGATGTTAGAGGTATGGTTAATGAAAGCGCTGGTGAAGAAGCAGCACTTGTAAATCAAGTAAGGCAAGGTACCATACCAGGAGAAGAAGGAACAGAACCTACACCACAACCACAAGTTACAGGAACCCCGCAACCATTACAACCAATGGCACCTGGTGTAGCTGATATTTTTACAGAAGGTGACGGAACTCCAATTACTACACCGTCTAGTTTGCAACAACAAGAAAGTACGTTGTTAGAACCAGATGATGTAATGTTAATAAGAGCAATGGCACAAGCTAATCCAACAGCAGAATTAATAAGTTTATTGCAATTTGCAAGTCAAAAAATAAATAGAACGCCACAACAATTCGGGTAACACATGGGTGTATTTCATTTTGACGATCCTAAATCGGAACAAGATTTATATAAAGAGATACTTGCTAGAAAAACGCAATGGAATAGAGCAAAAGCAAGTGTAACAAAAGCAGACGCAGACCGTGCTACTGCTATAGCTAAACTCTATCCAAACTTTTCGCCAGATGTTATTACATCTCTTACAATGTTACAAGTTAAACCAGAAGCAGAAGTATTAAGTACATTATCAGAGAGAATACTTGAACATAATAAACAATCTACAGTAGATAAGATATTTGATCCACTCAAAGGTGCAGTACGTTTTGGTTTACTTGCATTAGAAGATTTGTATAGAACTACAGTTGACAGACCTATTAATTCTATGATTGCTGCAACAATAGGTGATAATGCAGAGCAATTAACATTTAGAGACGCATACGCACAATCTGGTAAATCTACAGTAAAACAAGTATTTAATAATTTAGCACAAGGTAAAGAAATTAATTTAGGTGATGGCTTACTTCCTAATTCAGAAGTATTTGATCCTAACAATCCTAATAGTGAATATTATGATGAATATAAATATTTAATACAATCTGGATTTGATAATCAAAGAGCGCAAAGCATAATACAAAATCAATTAGGTTCTGCTATTACAGAAATAGATAGGCGTATGCAAGAGGAAAGTGGTCAATTTAACATTACAAGACAATTAGGTACTGGAGAAGATGTTAAGGTACCTATATCACTAGGTAGAACATTAGCACTTGGTGTTGCAGAACCAGGAACAAAAGGTTTTAATGTTGTATCTGGAATACTTGACGCAGGTAAAGCATTGTTTTTAGATCCTTCTAACTACCTTACATTAGGTATAGGTGCAGCTAGAAAGTCAGCTAAAACATTACGAGCAAGTGATAATTTAATTGCACAGTTAAAAGGTATAGATGTTAAAGATGTTAAAAAAATGTCACAAGCAGAACTTGCAGAGTTAGGAGTAGTTAAACGTGGTTGGGGACTTTCGTTTATTAGTCCTAAATCTGTAACAGATTATCTTAACAAAGATCCAGGCGGAATGAAACTTGTTAAATATTTATCCAATATAAATTCTGAAAGTAAGTTTATGGATATTACAGGTATTACTGATCCAAAAGTTATACAACGTTTTATGCGTATATCACAAGACTTTACTAAAACAGCAGACGAAAAAGCTATTGACATGGCTAATCTTATAGATCAATCTATAGGATTTAAAGATTTACCATTTGGAACTACAAAACCAACAGTAGGTGCAATAGGTAGATTTTTAGGTGGTGCAACAGAAGCAATAGCTAAAGGTGTTCCAGAAGGTACAGGACAACTATTTGGTGCTAAAAAAGTAATAAGACTTTCATTAATGGATAGTAATAGCAGAATGGCAAGAGTAATGTCAACATATACTAAAGACTTACCATTACGATATTTAGACGCAGAAAATATAGAACAATCTTTTGATCAGATAAAAAAATGGTTAGACCAAACTACATTAAATAGAAATACAAAAGACAACATATTACGTAACGCTATAGGATTAGAAGAAGGTGACCGTGCAGGATTATTTAACGTAGCAACAAATATGTTAGAAGAAGTAGGTAGAGATTTAGTAGATAATTTTCAAGTAAGTCAAAAAGACGCAGACGCATTTACACGTATATTTGAAGAAACTTATGAAGATATGCGTAAGTATTTTATTGATGGGTTTACAGGTGACAACGTAATAAATCCTGGTATGGAGTTAAAACCAATAACTATTAATGGTGTTATGAAAGCTACTCCTAGTCCTGCACAAACTACAGAGTTTATTAACAGAACAATACCTATGCCAGACGCAGGTGGTTTAGCTAAAGCTATGAACTCTATGTCAATACTTAGAAATAAAATGGGTGGTAGTGAAGCATTTGACGCATTTTTAGCAAAGTATCCTAAATCAATGCAAAAAGGTATTATTAGTAAAAATGTAGATAAATACTATACAGAGTTTTGGAAACCATTTGTTTTGTTACGTGGTGCATGGTTGCTTCGTGTTGTAGGTGAAGAACAATTACGTATGTATACAAGAGGTTATGACAATATATTTTCAAGACCTCTATCTTTAATCTCTTTGTCATTACTTAAAAAAGCTGACGCTAAAGATGTAAAGAGATGGACACAAAAAGATGTAGAGTTTTTAGATTTGTTTGGTAATCCATTAGATGAAAGTAAAGAATGGATACAAGGTTCATCACGTATGCGTGGTGCTAACAATAATGATGAAGCATTTGGTGGTGCAAGTAGAGCAGCAAGAAGGCAAGAAGGAAGAAGAAAAAAACCTGGACCACATGATTATGACGTGCTAGATGTAAGAAAAGAATTAGGAGATTTACTTGATACAGAAGGTGATTTTTATACTGCTTATAATAATAAAAAGTCAAAAGCAAATAAAGTCGTTCGATCTTGGGTAAATGAAGTAGCTAAGATTTATCAAGACGATTTATTTAAAATATT